GGCTAGTAGAACTTCGACAGCGGGCTCCGTTCTAGCGGGTCGGCTTATCCTTAATGATTGAGGATCTGCCCGAACACGACGAGGCTGTAATTGAGGCTGCTTTGATTCGTATTCATCTCTGCCTACAAGATATCCATTCCACTCCATAAGCATGTTTGTTATTTTATAAGCTCTTCCAGAACGATCTGAGATACCTAAAGCATGTTTACTCGAAGCATGTCTGGCCATCACAAAATACTCATCGAAGCATAACTTGGTACTAGACGTAGACCTGTTCTCTCGGCGTCCTCAGATGCGGCTCTTTGAAACTCCTCCTCATAAAGTTGTTTTAGTAATTGAACCTTCTGAGGAGCCCGCTTAATCGATAGATAATAAGACAACCCAGCTACAAGGCACGGAAGAAATCTAAAAGGTAAATCCGCTGTGTTAATAGCGTCGTCGGCATCTTCAATGCGCCGAACCCGATAATATATAAGTTCATCCGTAGAATTCTCGGGAGAAGGCCAAACAGTTACCGTAGGGGTTATCAAACGATTTATATAGAATTGCGTTGGTCTCCCTTGGGTTGCTTTATCCGGGGTGTTAAGATAATCCCCTCGGCTTATCCTATTAATACTTATATCCGAACTGCTCCTTCTTATTACCGCTTCTAGGAAGCTTACCGTTGCTTGAACGTCAGTTAAGGCAGGATCAGAACTAATCGTTGTACTGGCCGCGCTACTAGATCCAGTAATTGTTTCACCCGCGGTGAAAGCTCCAGAAGGAATGGTTAATGTAAGAGTGGTCGAGGAAGGCTTGCTTATAATAGACGCAGTGACACTACTCGTACCCCCAGTAATGGTCTCGCCGATACTAAGATCAGTAGAAGATCCTACCGTGGCTGTTATAACCCCAATGGGATAAGTGGCAACGGAAGAGGTGGATGATAACTGGGCCAAAGGCTGCGTTATTTGCTCTACGGTCCATAAATTTAACCCTCTGTTCGCCCATTCCGCAAAAAGAAGATTTAGAGACCGCCGGGAAGTGGCCGAATCATACCCCGTTCTAAATTCTAGTCCGCATCTCTCAAAGGCCTCTTCTGTAATTTCGGCCATATCTAGGTTGAAATCAACCGATCCAGAAGTTGCCATATTTCACTCCTTAACTAAAAATAGCCAATCCAACCCCCACAGCCAACTGAGCGAGAATAAGGAAACCGACTGCCCATAGAATTTTGCTAAATCGGCCATTTCGCTTAGAACTCTTTAATGCAATCCAGCACTATCGCGTATGTATCACCACTCCCATGCCCAATTGTAGTGAATCTTAGATCTCCTGTAGGGCTGGAAGCACTGTTAAGAAGACCTCCAAAAGAAGAAAAATCAAAATCTCCTTGATAACCAGAGGGAAGTTCGACGGCTAACGTATCCGTGCTGGCGTCCCATAGAATTTTTACGGATAACCCAATGGTACTAAACCATATTTTGTTGATACGAAGATTGCTACAAGCGGTGCCATCTTGAAGAGTTGATAGGCCGGAAACATCAACCGCCATAACAGCGCTTTGTCCAGTATCAACATATGTGTAGGCGAAGGATTTAACTAATTTTCGGGGACCATCTTCAATGATCTTCTCGGTAAAAGTATCGGCCATAGCCTACTCCTTAATTTCTCCTGGCAAGATCATGATCTCGAGCTTATTAGGAGTTCTTTGGGAAGGAGAGTCCCCTTGGGGACTCTCCTTAATTACGAACTTACTTTATGGTGCATCATTATATTGGATCATACCATCTGTGGTTCTTTGAGCGGAAATCCAAATATAATCACACCAAGCCGCATCCGCCGTAGTCGTACCAGACATGGCGCAGAACCACGGAGTCAAGGCTGAAGTTGGAATATTTGCCGTGGTAGTAGTCTTCAAAACACGGTCAACATAAAATTCGACCTGTCCTGTTCCTTTGACAATAAAACCTAAACGACGAGTATTAGTGATATTAGAAGACGATTCGGCACCATCAGCAAAATCAATGCCCGTGTCCGTCTTGGTTTCCGTCCCGCCACTATCACAGTTAGCATAAATATCAGCCGCGCCTTCAACCAATAAGAAACCGATCTGATTATTCGCCGTGAAAGGGACACCCGTGGCAAACGTACCGTTCTCTGCCAAGCCAACAAACATATCCATATCATCAGCATCGGCTACAGCAACCTTCGCTTCAAAAAAGATAAGCTTGCTTGATTCGGCCATAAAAATTTCATTGCCCTGAATTGATCCCCCAGAATTATCGGTGGAACCATCTCCAGTGGATTTCGCCCAACCGCCAACATGGTCGGCCAGAAGAGTTAATGTACCACTGTTAAGAACAGCCTTGGTCCAATCATCAGTGTCGTCAATATCAACGCCAGTGAAGTCGTCATATTTGAAGACATAATCTGGATTAACTTGAAGGGGGAGATTTCTGAACCACGATCCTAAAGCACTGGCGTCACTACCGTGACCGCTGTACATAAGGGGACCGGAAAAACGAGTCGTACCCATAACTAGATCCCTTCCTTACAAAGGATTCGCCCTAGAGTCTTGTAAGCGTCTGCTGGGCCAGTCGCTAGGGCTATGAAATCCCAGAGAAATGGGGAGAGGACGACCCTCCCCCCTTACGCAGTCGCTACGCACCAGGCGAGCCAAATACGCAACGGGGATCAGAGTAACCGTAGCTATAACGCTCACGGGCTTTGAACCTTACATTGCCAGTATCGAAATCACCTTCCATCTTCGTGGACATAGGCATCCGCTCAAAGTGGATAAATCCACGAGGCGCATCTGTCTTAATGAACCATGCGTCCGTGTCCGTCAAATAATGGTTAACGACATAACCTTGCGGAAGCATACCCATGTTCCGGGTAGCATTAATGTCGTTGTCCGCTGTGCCCGGACGAAGAGTTGATTCCAACACCCGATCCGCAACGAATTGCAGCGCGGGTGGAACAACCAGCTTCTCGCCACGAACCGATACCTTGAGTCCTCGCTCATCAACAAATGCTGCAATGTCAATAAGAGCATTCTCTAGGCTGGTTTCGTTAAGGTCAGCAGCCGTACTGGGCTCATTACGAAGATCATTGTTGTTAACCAAAGGATGATCTGTCGCACATAGCTCTTTACCGTCACCGCCAGTAAACGAGCTATCAAAAGCATTGTTCAACGTAGCCGCACCCTTCACCTGTTTGGTGTTGGCCATACTACGTGCCAAAGCTTTCGTATAACGCGAAGCCAGACGGTCATACAAATTATCCTCGATTGCTTCTTCCGTAATGGAAAACGCAAGCGCGATAGTCTCATGCGTGTACCTGGCGGTATACGCTTCTTGTGCATCGTCAAACGAAATTGCTGAACCTTCCGCCTTTACGGGCGCCGACCCGAAACCGGACAGCATCACCTCCTCCTCGAAGGCTCGCTCCGAAGATTCTGTCTCGTAAACTTCAGCTGCTTCGTCATTGTATCGAGCATACTCAAGACCAAAAAGGGCATTGAGTCCAGGCTCTAGCTCTTTAGCTAGTTGTGCTCTACTAATAGCCATTTTTCAAACCCTCCTATACGCCAGTGGTTGAAGGTGTGCCAGCCGCAACAGCGCCGTTATTGCTATTGAAGTGATTATTCAACCGTACAATTGCCCCGATACCCGCGGCTGAGAAATCAGCATTTTCTGGGTCATCCAACCAACCAACAATACGCATTTGCAGAGCGGCTGTGGTCGCAATCGTACTGATCGCAAGGCGACCTAACGAAATACCAGTAGCGTCTGTTCCTGTGATAGCGGTTGAGAAGTTAGCGTTTGCAAACACTGCGGCACGCGCCGTAGCCTTGCTCGTCCATGTCGCATCTGTTGCAATAAGATAAAGCTGCATTGGATCGTCATTGACGAACGCTTTTACCGGGTGGTTGGAATCTGCCCCAGAACCGGGCCAGTAGTTTTTCCAGACAGTTTTTCCAGTGGTGGAATCCACATACTCACAACCCTGAAATACGCCCAACATACCAACTGTCCCGCCCGCAGCGGCGCCAGGAGCGCCAATATAGCCAGTGGACAGCGGTATCACGGGTTCTCCGTGATACAGTTTATCGGTATTGCCATTTGCAATTTCATACGCGGAGTATTGGGTCATACCAGTGGAATTAGCGGCTCCGCCCTGTTTGTTTAGAGGGCGAAGGCCAAAGCTTCCATTAGAATTAGCCATTTGTTTCTCCTAGTCCTCGTTTTGAGGGCCTCCAAAAGTTACACGAGTTTGCCTATCAGGTTTACTGATGGGCATCGAAGGGTTACTTTCCCTCATTAAATCATTATCAACGGCAGATATTTGTTCTTCTGTCTTTTTGTTAAAATATTCTGTACGTTCTTTTCGTGATTCAACAGGGAATCTTGCGAGTACTAATCCACCAACTCCTATCACTCCAGCATGTTTTCCATCTTGGATACTTGGAGCTTCAAAGTCTGGGTACTCATCAGCACGAACTAATTCAAAGCCTTCGCGAAGCCGAGCAGAAAGATTTTTTCTATCATCTTGACCC